GTATCTTATCTTCAGCTTGGTATTCTCTGGTTTTGGCTATTATATTTTCAGTGTTTAATCCTTCAAAACTCTCTCGTCTGTATTCTTCTAATCCTTCCCAAAATGAGAACTTAGTCTTATCTGTTCCATCATCAGCCACGTCAATAATCAGATATTTTTCTTTTGACTTGGTAATAGTGTTAGAAAATACATCTACTAGAGAGGCAAACTTAAACAAAGCACCGGCATTATCAACATATTCAGCTAGTATCTCTTGTCTAAAAGTTACCTTGTCCATTTCTTCCCTAGCTTTCTCTATCTCTTCAGGTGGTATATGTGGGTTATCTTTAGTAGCGAATTGAAAACACTCCCAGTTACTATCTCCTTCACTTTCTTTCTCTAGCCTTCTTAAATTAGGATTTTCCTTTTTAGGAGTTCCAATAAAGTCAGCTGTACCTGCTGTATCAATCAAGGCTGGTCTAAATATCTCTTGCCAACCTATAAAAAAGTCTTTCATAGTATCTAACTCATCAAAAGTGATGTGGTGAGCTTTCATACCTCGAAAGTTCTCTCTATTTTCCCAACCCGAAATATAAATAATTGAAGTTCCTCCGTCAGTAGTCGGGACTTTCATTTCAAGCCTAGATTCATTCGGGTCACCAATCTTACCTATTCTAGCCTTTAGAGCTTCCCACACAATACTTCTTGCTTGCTTCTGAGTTGGAGCTAAGAAGAAAACACTTCTATCTTTACCATTAACAGCCTTAAATAGCAGTATTTCTATTTCCACTGAAGTCTTACCTGATCTACGGCCAGCTCTAATAACCTTAAATCTGGCTTTAGACTGTACTATTTCCTTTTGTTTAGGATGTAAAAGCATTATCGAACATTATCTTTAATTCACCTTTTAAATTAACGTCAGCTGGTTGGAGAGATTTCCCATAGACTCTATCGTGTAATTCTTTGATTGCCATTAAATCCCCATCAGTAGCTTTCTTTATCAGAGCCTCATTTATAGGTCTGATATTTTCTATATACATTCTTATCAGTTCTGCCTTTGCTTCTTCTACCTTCAAAGTAACGGGAGATTTACTTCCTTTTGGCCTTCCTCCTTTCTTTCCATTTTCTTTTGATTGTATTCCTGCCATAGTGGGTTTGAAAACCTAAAAACCTAAAATTAACTCAGCCTCCTTAATACCAAATGGTGGGTTAGCATCAGCTACGTCTGCAATGTCATAGCGCTGGTCTATTAGCCGTGCTTGAGCTTGTTCTATTGTGAGATATACCAACATATTGCCAAAATTATCTCGGTTAATTAGTGGTCTGTTTTCTACATTGTTCCAAACAATAAATACTTTCATATAAATTTTCTTATCTTATTCTCCGCCTCTGTGTAAGAGATAGAGAGGTTATAATCATTACTTAATGCTTTAGCCATTTCGTATAAAATATTCTTTAATTCTTTATTATTCAAATTGGTTTTTTCTTTCCAAAACTTTAATTGGGTAGCGTAAGCCTCAATCTCCTGATCTAGCCTAAAGTCTGGTAACTGTAAGTATTTCTCCCACCATATATCTGGTCCGCCTTGATTTTCTTGTTGTCTTTGGTGAACTTTCTCATGTTCTTCTAAATCTGGCCAAATTTTAATATTGTCAGGATTATATATTTTATTTCCATAAGCAAATACTGCGTTCTTGGGCGGATTTAAAAATTGTCTTATCCTCCCGATATTTGGCGGATTGTCAATGATTATTTCCATACTTTAATTATACCAAATTTTTATACTAAAAACCAATTTTTTACCTTAATTTTTAATAACTCCACTGTAACAACCAGTATTCTGTAGGACAGTTCATACATCTTAAAGTAACTCTACTGGAGTAGTGATGATGGGATTTGTGAAATAGGCGACAGATTGGTTTAATTTTTTAGTTTCCCCTCATAATTTGTTAAAACAATCTCTAATTTAGCACCTTTTAACATAACTCCTACTTGTCCCTCTTTGTTTTCTACCATTTCTAAATCTGTAAATGTTAATTTTTGATTTCTAGGTAAGGTAAGAATTTTAATGTCTTTATCATTGTATTTAATATTAAGATCGCCAGAAATAACTGTCGCTTTTCGTTTAATCTTAAAAATGGTTTTAATCCATTTAAATTGTGGGAACCAATGATTTTTTATCTTTTTCATTTCTTTACAACTAACTCCACAACCTTGTAACCTTTCATCTTTATTTTGTGAGTAGTTACTAATATTTTGCCTGTTATAGTGCCGAATAAATGACCATCTTTTGATTGTAGTGCGTAGTATATTGGTTTGTTTACATCTTTTTTTGAATTTATACTAATTTTTGAGTTTGTTGTCATCTCTCTTATAGTTAGCTAGTAAGTTACTAAAAAATTCTTCTGCATTTTTACCTTCTGCGAGGTGGTCTATGAAGCGGTGCCAATGATAGAGCCAAGAAGGAATTGGAGCATTATCACTCTCACATCTATCAGGACACCCTTCTTCTTGGTCTACGATAATTTCTCCACACTTATCGCAGTGTTCGTCAAACATCCACTCTTTCGGATGTCCTTTTTCGTCTATTAACACTCTTTCACCTCCCCACCCCAACGCCTTACCTAAGCATTGCCAGAAGAGGGGATCTAGGAGAATTTGGTGATATGAAAAACCAAGTTGAGAGTTTTCCCAATTTACACCTTCACTTTCTTGAGTTTCTTCATCCCAATTCATCACCACGATTTTATGTGGACATTCAAAATCTTGATGACCTTCTTCTCCAATTTCAATTAGATATGGTTTAGGAGCAGGTTGACCTTTATCATTTTCAAAATCAATGAAATGATATCTGTAAGGTTCATACCCTCCCTCTATTGCTTTAGTTATAGCGTCTTTCATATATTTATTTCATTACTTCTAATATTATTTGTTTGACATCTTCTAAGGTCTTATTATAGTTTTCTGCCATCAAACTCCATCCGTGTTCTCTTTTACACTTCTCTGCTTCTATCCTCTCAATCAATGTGTCACGGTCTTTGGAACGCAAGATTTTTATAAATTCAATCAATTTACCCAGATGGTGTCTCATTTCGTCTTTATGTTTTTTCTGGTCTATCGCAAGATGTCCAAATTCGGCAGTAATTAAATAATCCTCCATTACTTCAACCCACAGCTCATCTACCCATTCTTCTTGTTTATCCATAGCTCCATCAAAAGTCTTTTTAAGACTGCATTTTTCGCCTTCAAATATTTCACTTGGTTTATCCATTTGGTCGTCATCTGATAAGGTGGTCTCGTTTTCCTCTTGACTTTCTATTGTCGCGTAACATTCATCACACAAATTGCTATCATCTGGTGTGTTTTGGTCAAATAATGGGCGACCACATTCTATACAATCTCTGTTATTCATTTCTTTTAAACTTAGCTTATAAGCTCACTAAACCAATTTTCACGGCATACTTGGGCTTCTTCTTTTGTTAAATATATTCTTGGCATACCTACATCATCATCTTTTCCTTTTTCGCTTCTGTCTATTCTGTAATTCAAAGAACTACTTATATTTTACTACTACTAATTACTTTTAAAATCTCTAAAAATTCTTTTACTCCATAGTTCGAGTTTTGACCTATACCCACCCCTAAACCACTAAAAAGTAAAGTCTCATTTTCTTTTAAGGTAGACTTTGCAAATTCCAGTGCTTTTTGGACTATTTCTTTTGTTGCTTTGAAGTCGTGTCCGACTGTCTGAGTAAAACAGATGTTTTCTATTCGTTCATTGTCGCCACCTTTGTTTTGTTTTTGCTTACAAAGTTCAGGGAAGTTCTGCATAAATCCAGCATCTATTCCTCCTCCAAAAGTCCATAGAGGATTTGAAGCGGTCATCATTACTACATTTGGGGTCTTTAGGGCTTCCCTGAAATAGTCATTATGAACACTCTCTATACCGAGTTTTGAAACTTCTTTTACCAACTCATAATTACCATCACAAAATTTAAGCTTCATATTCATCCTTAGTTAGTTCTCTTAATACCTTACACTTAGAAGTGCGGAGTTTGCCATCACAGTCTTTACTTACCACAACATCTTTAATGTCTGTTTCGCATTCTAGTATGGCTAAATCAGACCAATCTTTACCAAATAAATATGCCCACATCAAATGAGATAGATGTATTCCTTTAGAGCAAGAATTTTCAGTAGATTTTTCACATTCAATTTCAATAGTTTTACCAATTTCGTATTTTGTTGTTTTATCGTGGTTTGCTATGTATTCACCATTTATTTTATGGACAGCTTTATATAGTTTAGCTTTTGTTTTATTGTGTTCTATTGGATATAGTTTTGCAAACACTTCAAAAGTGGGATTACTCTCTATTGTTTCTTTTATTTGAACAAAGATAACTGATTTTGACATTTCTATATCTATCTTTTTTGTCCCAATTTGACGAATTAAATTCATTCCTTTAGCGACAATTTTTTTTGCTGAATAAAGTAACACTATTGAAGCTAATCCTGTTAATAAAGAGATAATAGCGGAG